ATGCTCTAACCTCTGTTGCAAGACTGCTATACCCAATACCAGTATTAGTCACGATTGCATCAATAACCTGACCATTCTCAATGACTGGACGAACTCTAGCACCTGCTCCAGTTCCTGTAGTTATGACTCTAATTTCAGGACTTGAATTATATTCTCTTCCTCTGTTTACAACTGCTACATCAGTAATTCTACCATTTACAATAATTGGTTTAAACTCTGCAAATTTACCATTTTCAATAGTAACTTTAGGTGTGACTTCTTTATCAAGAGTTGTTGAACCATAATTTGAACCTTCTTCATAAAGATATCCTCCAATCAACTTACCAGTAACAACAGGAGTAATAATAATATCACCTGTTATTGTTGAACCATAAGATACATCTACATTAACTTTTATTTGAGGATAATTGAATATTTGAAATCCCTCTCCTGATGAAGAGAAGTTTACATACTTACCTCTATTATAATCTGTAGTTGAAGTGCCTCCAATACCTGCATCTGCTAACTGGAATGTATTATTAGTTAATTTGTTAATATAATATGATGAAGATGTACTTAATCCTTGTATCGCTGTTGTTTCTGCAGAATATTCAACTATCTCACCACTTTCAAATCCGTGATTTTTAAAAGTAACAACATTTAATGATGTGGATATACCTGTTGGTTTGACTCTTAATTTACGGTGAGTATATCCTGAACCTTCTTCTAAAACCTTAACTGCAACTAAAGTATTTCTATTTGCTGTTGTAAACTTGTGAATACCACTTGCAGCAGTGTCTGTGGACAAACCAACAGTGTTTATACCAGTTGTTCCAAATAAAGCATCTGCAGATGAGTTAAATATTTTGACTGTTGTAGGGTTAACAGATCTTACAAAATAAGGTGCACCATCAGATAGTGTGCTACTAACTTTATTTTCAGGGTCAAATGCTGTACCTATACCAATTGGATTATTACCATTTGAACCATAGTATACAAGTTGACCATCGAGTAAATTATGTTGAGATTTAAATGTTATTGTTTCATTTACAATGTCAACTCCACCATTAAAGAATACATCTCTACTATCAAATTGTAATTCTCTATTTCTATTTCCTAATATTGGTTGTAATAAGCACCCACTTCCATTACCACCTGTAAGTGATATACTTTGAATCGCTTCAATATCAAACTCTTGTGGGTCAACAAATATTTCTTTAACTGTACCTTGTATGATTGGTTCTACAGCAGCACCCACTCCACTACTTGTTTCAATACCAACTATTGGAGGGTTAACAATGTCATAATCATCTCCACCGTTTAATAAGTCAATAGATTCAAGAGGACCAAAGTAAATCTGATTATCTGAAATAGGTGAGTGAACCTGAACTCCATCTATCAATATACCAATATCATTAGTAGGAATATCTTGATTTGAACTAACAAATAAGTTTTGAGATAAAGGAATCTTTCTCAAGATTTTATCTGAATCTAAATTACGACTTTCATGTTTCTTTAATACAAATCTATGAATATCAGTTGTTGAAGTAGTTGGTCCGACTTGAACTGTGCTTGCGGAACCAATTTGTGCTAAAGAATTAAAAATTCTTACCTTTGTAATATCTTGACCTGGTTCAGGTAAGACAGGATCTACAAAATATGTTCTTCCTGTATCTAATCCAATAAGTCCATCACCTTCAGGTTGATATACTACAGCATCACCCTGAATAAATTTAATGTTTCTACTAATGTTAAAGTTAATAAAACTATATCTATCATTTAACGGATTAAATCCATCTAATCCAACAGCAGTGCCTCCTGTAAGAGTTTCTTCTACTATATTAGTTGTAATGTCATAACTTGGTAAAGAGTTTGATGCTACATACCCATCAACGTTGCCATCAGTATAAACACTTATTGTATCTGCAATAATTGAATCATTTCCTTGTAAGATATTAACACCTGAACTTGATGCCTTTTCAATCTTTCTACGAATATCATATAATTGATTCGCATCTTGTACAAATCCAGCAATATTAGAAACAGTTATTTGATTTAATGCAGTGTTTATACTAGCGACTTGACCACTACCAGCAATAACTTGCTCATTCCTTTTTAAAATATCAAATCTATCTCCAATTTTAAGAGATGATTTATCAATATTAGTTTTTAATGTAAATGTTGAACCACCGAGTGGAATATCTACTTGAAATCTTGAACTTGTATTGTATATCCAAGAATTAGCAAAAATTTGTTTGTAATTATCATTGTCATTTTCAATTTTTTCACCAATATTTTTAACGAAGAAATTTTCTCCCTCATTAATCAAACTAATATCAGAAATGGGAACTAATTCTGATAGCACACCAGTGATTCTTAAATCTATTCTTTTTGATAAATCACCATTTTCAAATCCAAATATTGTTTCACTTGCTCTTAGATTATCTGCAGTGCCTATTCCTACACCGATACCACTACATCCAAAGAATTGATTTATCGATTTAGATGTATAATTTATTTGAGAATTAGCACCACTGATTACAGTTCCTGTAGTACCAAATCCTACTGTTGAATCTACGTTAATAATTGTGGCACCTGCAGGTACATCATCAAGAACTTTTGTATTACCAGGAACAGTAAATACACCTTCAATTAAATCACGGTCACTAAATCCAACAAATAATGCAAATTTATAGTAATTTCTCCCCTCTCTTTTTATAATTTCAACTTCTGATACTGATGCATTTGTTGAAGTATCAGTTGATTTAAATATTGTCTGACCAGTTAAGTTCTGTGGTTCCCCATTTGGTGTAATTAAATCAGCTACAACAACTTCACGACGTATAAACTCAGCATCAGATGGTTTAATTAGATTACCTTCTAAATCTAATACTCTTGAATCTACACCATATAATACTTTAAATAGTATTCTTATTGATTCTTCAATACCTTTTGATTGGTAGAAAGAACGAGCGAACTTAACAAAATTACCAACATCTAAATTTTCTGCAAAATCATTATTCTCTAAACCAGGCAAGAAGGTTTTCTTCATTTTCTTGAAGAATTCCTGAATGAATAATACAGATAAATTTGTTAACGCTGTTCCAGATGTATGTTCTGCAGCTGTAGTTGTACTAAATTTTAAACTCTCTTGATTGATATCAAGTAATGATGAAGAAATACCGACATTATATCCTGTAATTCCACTGAAACCACGTATGCAACCTGTAAATGTTGTTGATGTAATACCAGTATATGAAATTATTTCATCATCAATTTTCAATAATCCATACTCAGATGGAAAACCTTTTGTGCTAGGAACCGTGATTGTTGTATCTGTAGTTGATATACCTACAGAAATTGATGAAACACCTACGACAACTTCAGGAACAAGATTATCAACTTTTAAATATTGATCTAGATTGCTAATTAAATCACTTGGTCCACCTTGGAAGTCTTGTGAGATATAATATTGTTTAAAAAACTCAATAGCATTAGGAAAATCAGATACCAAAAATTGAGGTAACTGATTTTCAATAATAGTATTGACTTTGATTCTCTTGTCAATATTTGACATAAATTATTTCCTCTCTAAATCTCCATTAGAGTAACTCGATGTATAGTAATCTCTGGTAAATACCACTCCAGAAACATCTTCTCCTGAAGCGATTACGTCCTTAATAGTATTTATTGTGCTTTTCGATACGTCAAAATTAAGATACAGATCTTTTAATCCAACAACATCATTTGATTCAGGAAATGCTTGAATCTCAATAATATTATTATCAGATACAGTAGATGTTATATTAATTGTATTCAATATAACTTCACCCTTCATATAATCAACCATACCAGCATCTTTGATTATTACTCGTTGTTCACCCCTATTATTCTTTGCAACCACACTTAAAGTTCCTTTCATACTTCCATCTAAAGCACCAGAGACAGTTTTATTTGGAACGTCTGTTATATATGATACATCATTAAATCCATTAATAGTAAAACCTGTGCTCTTTATATTAAATCCAGAAGGATTAATATTGAATTTATTACCAAAACATAACTCATATTGTGCAAACTGATTCAAGAGTGCTTTCAAATCTCTTCTTACTATTACCTTTGTTATGTTAGATGTAATTCCATTATCTACACGGTCAATAAGAGTTGATACTTTACTATATTTAAATCGACCACCAAATTTATTAATCTCTACATTACCTGCATATTCACTAAGAGAATTTATAATCTGTGTTCTTAAATCAGTTGCTGATGAAATTTGAGATGAGTTATAATATGCAGTTGTGTCAATTTCCACATATAGTATTTTTAAATCAACTATTTCAGAATTAATACCAGCGATAGCGTAATTTTTTAA